AAGCAAGTACGGCTACCTTGCTCTTTTCATCGTCTCCCCGCAAAGATAGATAACCATCCTCACTATTGATTCGACGCACCTCAAAATTAGGTTCTACGTCAGGTGCTTTTGTATGGGCTTTATGCTCTGATAAATCCCAAGGGACATCATTCCATTTGGTCCCGTAGTACTTGGCCACAGCGCACTCAGCAACTGTACCCAGCATCTCCCCAATGATGTCAGGAAGCTTACGACCAGTACGGTACACAGTTCCTTTGCGCTCACCATTTTCATAACGATGCTTAAAAGCCCTGTCCAAAGCCACATTCATAGCGTGGCGTAATTCATTGCGAGTTAAAAAAACCTCAGCTTCATGTTTAATAGACATTATGTGTCTGCAAGAACGTATTTAAACTTGCTAAGGTCATTTCGACCCCACCTTTCTCATTGATACCTTTGCCGTCCAAGACCGCGCTGGCGATGGCATTTTTTTGTTGTAGTGCTTGGTACTGTCTTTGTTCGATTGAGTTGCTGATAATAGCATCAAGGATGACAACGGATTTATGTTCACTAGAGGCTCGAACGATTCTTCCATTTCTTTGGTTTGCTGTTCCACTTGACCACGGTAAGTCATAGTTGATAAGAAGGTTGCCCGCAGGTAGGTCAACGCCATAACCGCCAGCGTCAGAACTAACCAGTACTCGGATATCAGGCTCAGTATTAAATGCAATTTTGTTCTCCTCTTTTGCCTTAGCAGTATGTAAGCCTGTGTAGGTTACACATGAGACGGTGTCAAGAGCCTCAACTATTAAATCCACCATGTGAACGTGTGTGGCAAAAATAACTACTTTGTTTTTTGCGTCTAAATTTAAAAAATCTTTAACGTAAGTTACAACCGCATCCAACTTCGGATGACGTACACCAACGAGCAAGCCACTATCAACCAGTTCAGCGCAATAAGCACTTCCTTCTCCTTCTTGTTTGTGAAATTTTGCAGCACTATCCAGAATTAACTGAGGGTGAGAGCAAAGCATTTTCATAGCGCCTATTTTGCTCATAAGTTTTCCACGCATCTCGTCGGCTGGTCCACCCCACTGCTGCTCTAAACCATAATGAGCCATGATATTAAAACTAGAACCAAATAACTCTTGGGCATCTGCTAAATCATTTAAGAGGTCTCTTTTTATCTTTTCATAAAGCTTAGCGCCTTTAGAATCAATGTTAATTGTCATAGGTTCTTTATGAATTGCTTCAGGTAAATATGGGGCAACGTCTGCATCTGTCTGTGCTTTACGAACAGATGCCTGTTTCATACGCTGGTGAAGAGTAGGTAAGTTGCGGTAACGGTCTACGCCACCCCATTTATTACGCACAATAAAAGCAGAATCAAAAATGTCATACTTACCGAGAACCTGCTTATCAACAAATTGCATAATAGAGAACAGCTCTTCAGGCTTTCCGTTCTCAATTGGAGTGCCAGTTAAAGCAAATCTATAGTCTGACTTAAGCTCTTTAACGTGCTTTGAACGTTTTGACCTAAATGATTTGATGGCTGTGGCCTCGTCAAGGACGACAAATCCTCGTGGCAAGTTCCTAACGTATTTCCAGTCGTTGACCACTTGCTCATAGTTAAGGATAATGTAATCAGGAGCTTTTCCATCGGTCCGCATGCAGGTGAGGTATTGGAGCTCTCTCTGTTTTGGTGTCCCATCAATGACCAAAGGGTTTGCAGTGCCATCAGTAAACTTTCTTATTTGGTTATACCACTGGTATTTAAGTGGTGATAAACAAATGATAAGACCTGGCTCTGTAACTTTCTGCTCTTCTTTAAGTCTTTCTATGGCAGCAATTGTAAGAACGGTTTTACCCAGCCCAAGGTCATAGGCAACCAGCATGCTCTTTCTATCGCACATGCGGTCAACCGCCTCGGGTTGGTAGGGTAAAAGAGTTCCTTTAAACAAATTGCATCATCCTTGTCTTAACGGCTATTGCCAATGACTCTAGTGAGCCATCATTGATAAATTTACAGTCCCAACTATCCCAGCTGTCAAGAGCGGTTTCAGATATATGGGTATTTACGGGACCAACTCCAGGACGTTCAATCCTCCATAGTTGTGAGTAATCCCTATCTTTAATTGTCTGTGCTTCATTAGGAAATCGAACGTCGGTGATAACGACGTTACTTGTATAAGCAACGTCTCTCAACGCTATTTTTACCCAAAAGTCATCCCCAAACTGCAAACGCGCTGATACCCCAACCTCTTGCAATAAACGACGAACTTCAGCAACTCGAGTCTTTGCTTTGTCCCATCCCATCTCATCAACACAATCCTGCAATTTTAGCCCAGGCTTAACGATTGGATTTATAGCATAAACAAAGTCGCGTATTGCATCAGCAAAAGCAATTCTTTTATAGCCGTGTTTTGCGCACAGGTATTCAGCTATCGTGTCCTTGCCTGAACCTGCGTATCCAGATATACCTATAATCACTTGTCTCCCTATATAACTATCATGGGTGAGAACTTGGCGTTCTCTATCCCTGCCTGTATCTCTGCCTTGCTCATGCCCCCAACATCTTTTTGGTCAGTGTCGGAATAGTTAAATACCCAAACGCCTTTGTTAATGGCCTTTGCCCATTTCAATAAATCTAAAGTGCACCCGCGTCCCGCATCATCGTTGTCAAAAGCCAACATTAAATGCTCTACTGAAGCAAGTAATTGTTTTTGGTCTTTAGACAACCCAGCACCATAAGACGCTATTGCATTTGGATAACCAACGGAATGAAGACGAGCAACATCTAAAGGAGACTCGACAACAAGCCTGTACTTAGCGTTTCCCCAGTTGTTATAGTTAAAGAGAGTATTTCCTTTTTTAACTCCCTTAGGGTAGTTATTAAAGTATCGACCTACATAAGCCTTCTCTTGCCAGCCATAAAGTTTATTAGTTTGTGGTTCTCTAATAGGAAGAATCCATAACTCACGTCTTGGGTCCCACAGCACCTCACACTCACGAGATGCCTCAGCGGTTATGCCACGAGACCTAAGCGCATGCAGCGGAGGAACGGTAAACAAAGCCATAGAAGACTCATGTAAAACTTCTATCTTTTCTACTTCAGGTTCTTTTAATAAAGACTCAAAAGCTTTTGTTAACCCAGTCGCGCTTTGGCTAAACCAGCTCTGACCAGATTTAACTTCTTCGACAGAAGTGCCAGTTACATAAGCAATTAAAAAAGGAAAACTTCCTTTGAAATTACAAGACCAACATCTGTGCGCACCTGTGGTGGCGTTAATAGACCATGATGGATTCTTATCTTCTTTTCCTGTACGAGCTAAATGTCCAGGGCATTTAGCCCACACCTCATGCCCAACAGTTTTTGTTGGGTGTATGTCAAGTGTGAGTAAATAATCCTCTAACTGCTCGACCTGCATTAGAAGTCATCCTCTTCAAACTCTCGGAATGTGGCGGTATCCCATTCCCAAGAAAGCTTAACTTCGGCACCACCTGAGTTACGGCTTGCCATAATCTTTAGCAGACGCACTGAGTCATCATCATCTATGCGCTCAAGCCCCATGACTATATCTGCATCTTGTGCGAAGGAAGACGCGTAACCAATAGAGTCGAGGGTTGCCCTACCGCCTTTCATTTTGTGCCCTAAGTACTGGGTGTTAATGATGATTGGGATGTTTACATTTAAAGCTAAATTTTTTAAAGAGCGAGTTATGTTAGTTAAAGCAGCGGGGGTATTCATTTCTTTTGTCTGCTCATCTTGCATCAAATACACACCGTCAATTACAACTAAAGAGGGCTGAAGTATTTGAATGTTATTAGCAATAGATGTAACTGTTCTACCTTCAGCTCCAGGTACAAGGTGGAACCCAGCCTTGAACTGAGAAAGAGACTTTAATCCGCTAAGGAATCTTGCTTCTTCTTCCTGCTCTAAAGTACCTGTCATCAGGCGGTGATGAGAAAGTCTTGAACGCATTGAGTCATAACGACGAGCCTGTTCATCGTTTGTCATCTCAAAAGATTTAAACATAACGGGATGGCCAGCCTCGTGAACTGACAACGCCATTTGTAAACAGATAGTTGACTTACCAGTTTTTGGAAGAGCAGCTACAACAATAAGCTGTCCATTTTGAATTCCACTGATGCTGTTATCAATTGTTGGAAATCCTGTCCTGTAACCAAGAATTCCATCTGGAGTGTTTTTTCGTGTGAGGTATTCTTCATACCGTTGCTCAGGATTGTCAGTGAGGTCGACTGTACTTGAACCTTTAAAAGACGAAGCTTCAATCCCAACGAGCCCTCCTTGCAAAGCAAGTAATGCTGCTTCATGGTCTTTCTCCTTATCTACAAGTTTGATTGCTTCGCCAAGCATTGCAATTGTTGCTTTCCTACGGCGCTCAGCAATCACTGCGTCAAGGAGGTAATCAATAGGGTCAGAAACGTCTACTAAATTAAAGGTAGGGAAGTTATCTTTTACTGCATCAATACTTGGTGACTCTCCATAGGTCACAAAGAACTGACGTAGAAATAAAAAGAGACGTCGGTCTTCATCAACATCAAACCAATTTTCATCTACTGATTTGGAAAGAATAGGGGCAAGGTCTTTTAATGATATTGCTTTGTGAAGCAATCTAGTTTCGTTTAACATCACCGACCCCCGAACAAATCTCTAAACGAGTAACCCCAATGCCCGTACATTAGCAAGCGTTCAGGTAAATCCACCACCCCCATAACTTCAGGGTGATACGGGAGTGTCGCAACAAGTGTTTGCACATCAGGATAAGCGGAGTGATATCTAAAAGGGTTGGTGCCTGCTGCATCAAGCTTCTCCACAACGTTATCTAACTCTTCTTGTGTGTGAGAAGTGCTAACAAGCTCTAAGGTAACGCCCACCTGTACGGTGTAAACGTAAAACCTACTAAGTGCAATCGAATCTAATTGTATATCTGTGATGGTGCGCTTTAAAACTTTATACTTTGGAACGGTAATCTTTTGGCTCTTAGAGATAACATCTATATGAACCAAGAAACGCTTCGGCATATCATTGCTGATATCGCCGTTGCGCATTAGAAAACCTCTATTCTCCCGTATTTGATAATGAATTCACGAAACTCTTCATCAGAGCTCTGTGCTAGTTCTGCTTCTTGTGGACTTGCTTTTTTAGAAATCTCTAGAGGGTATGTTCCATTGTTGGTAGCCATCTTACTTCTAACAAACTTAAGATGCTTGCAGTCATAAGTTGTTTGCCAACCTGGGCATGTGCAATAGAGCCTATCTGATTCATCTACGCTGACTTCAAAAATGCCAGGGTTGAATGAACTCTTAGTACTAAGAAATACTTGGATTAATCTTTTGCCCACCATTCCTTAATCTTAAATCACCTTCGTCGGTTGCGAGGCGTATTTGGAAAAAAGCTTCGTTTAAAAAACTTTGTGTCGCGGGGCTATAGAGGTCTTTCCACTCCTTAGGGTTGGTGTTACTGGTGATAATCGTAGGTAAGCCCTTCTCGTATCTACCGCGTAACACCTCATGCAATAGGCTCTTCTGCCAGCCTGAGGTGTAATTATGCTCAGCTCCGACATCATCAATGACTAGAACTCTGATGTTGAATGAATCGTCTTTACAGTCCCCTAAAATCCCGTGCCACAACTTGTACTCGCGCTCTTCATAATCACCGCTGATAATTTGACCGCGTAAAGAGATTAACCCTGTATACGAAGTAAAATAAACTGGCCGTGATAAAGCTTTGCTATCTGTATCAAAAGATTTAAGTGGGAATGTAGTAATCATTTCTTGGAGAAGTGCAGCCCCTACTGTGGATTTTCCAAGGCCAGGAGACCCAGCAAATAAAAGACCGCGCCCACACATCTTTCCGCCGTAAGCCCTAATAACAAAGCCAGTCTTTACTTTGCTGACCCACCCTTGTAATTCTTTATGAGAGGTCTCAGAAAGGTCTACACAGTCTTCTAGTTTCCATCCAATAAATTTTGCTGGAATGTTTGCAAGCTTAAGCCATGACTTACGACCAAGCGTTAACTTATCAATCGAGTAGGTCATTGTTGCGTCCCTCCAAGCCACTATAGTACTCGTCCCAACTCTCTTGAGATACATGTTGGTATCGAGCACGTTCAAGAAGTGAACCGTAGTTCTTAACAAAGAGCATGGCAATAGCCGTTGGGTCTTTCATGCCTCGGATTGCAGGCTCAGCAAGATGCAGGTCCATCATCTTTAACTCTAACTCAGGAGTTGATGTGTGTTTCTTTTGCGCAGTACTAAGTGCGTAAACAAAACGAGTCGAAGACATTTCCCAAGGTGGCAGGTCAAAACGATTATGCAACCTGTTAGCAAACTCTCTAGCAACATCCAGGGTATCCCAATCCGAGATTGGCCTTTCGCTTCGCGCTTTTTTCCGCTTCTTGTCTAGTATCGCTTTATCGTCTTTGTAATCTTGATTCTTTTGGACTTTACCTTTGACTTTTTCTTGAGCCTTTTCTTCTTCGTACTCCAAGTCATCGGCCGAGAACTCGAAGCTCACGGTGCTACCTCCGATATTGATGATGTTTTTATCTTTATCTTTTTCTCCGAAATTTATTTTCGGGTATGCATAGGAATTAAGAGTATTAGCTATACTGCTAGATATAGTCGTATTAGCTATATTGGATATATTAGCTTTACTGCTATAGAAGCTGTATAAGCTTACTAGCAGTATGTATAACCCATTGGATGGGTCTTGGTGCAAAGGACCATCTAATAGCCATCGGTCGGGTAAAGAAAACCCTTGAATGGTTGCCCATCGTCCATTGGCTTGTGGTTGTCTCTTGCTCCAAATTAAATTTAAAGTCTTAAGTTCACGTAAGGCTGTGCGAGTAGCATGCTTCCCGTACTTGATTTCACCGAGCTCAACAATCTTCTCGGCTGCCAGAACCTCGCCCTTGACAAGCATGTAGATGTAGATGGCTAGGGCTGCTGGGCTCATGAGTCTCTCCTCGCCCTCTTGATAGCCAACTTTGCTATCTCGTAGATGGCGTCATAAATGGTCTCCATGAGCACTTCCTCTTCAGCTGAGTACTCTTCAGAGGCCTCTACAGGGTCCTCAGGGGCATCTTCCTCTTCGGGTGTGAGTTGTTCCTGCTCAGGTGCCTCAGCCCGCTTCTTAGGGGGCTTTAATCCAGCCACAGGGGTAATGTCGGTCAGACCATTGGTCAGGTCATAGCACCCAATGCCTTTAGCGCTCAGGGTGACAAGGGCATCT